TTAAATAGACAAACCAAAGACGTAGCAGTAGAAAAACTATGGACACTGCTAAACCAAAATATCGAATCGTCTCGTCTCTTGGTAGAAAGGGTTGGAGGACTCGATGAAAATCTTAGAATGGTACGACTCAGTAGCGATATACTTCCTGTATACACTGAGCCAACTTGGAGCTGGTTTTGGCGGACTCCCGATGTGCGGGCCGCTTGCGAAAGAGGATTTAGACAAATCGGAGATCTGGCTCGCTCGCGCGGTGTTCGGCTTAGTTTTCATCCTGGCCAGTTTTGCGTCCTGGCATCTGATTCAGATGACATTGTAAATCGTTCTATTGAGGAATTTGAATACCATGTGGACATGGCTCGTTGGATGGGTTACGGACAAACGTTCCAAGACTTTAAGATCAACGTACACATTGCAGGACGACGCGGACCGATGGGCATCGTTGCTGCGTTGGCTCGCATGAGCCCCGAAGCTCGTAATACACTAACTATCGAAAATGACGAGATTAGCTGGGGTATTGAGGACAGTTTAGAATTAGTTGATCACTGTGCATTGGTTTTAGACATTCACCATCACTGGATCAAAACTGGAGAATACATTGAAACTACAGACGACCGTGTTAAAAGGGTTATTGACAGTTGGCGTGGTCAGCGTCCTGTTATCCATTACAGCGTTAGTCGTGAAGATGTACTTGTCAATCATGACACTGCCAATCGCCCAATCTTGGAGTCTTTGCTAGACAAAGGTCACAAAAAAGCAAAACTCAGAGCACATTCTAATTTCTACTGGAATACCGCAGTAAATGAATGGGCACTGAGTTTTACTAATCAGTTCGATATTATGTGCGAAAGCAAAGCTAAAAATCTAGCTTCGTTTGCACTATACGAACAGAGTATTAAGCAGCCGGTTTAGATTTTGGCTTGCGAGGTGCTTTTGGCTTTGCAGACTTAGGAGCAGCAGGTTTCTTAGGAGCCTGTTGCTTTTTAGGTGCAGATTTCTTAGCAGGTTTTTCTTTAGCAATTTCAACTGCGCCAGCACCTTCTACAACTACTGTTGCAGGCGGTTCGCCTAAAGCTGTTACAACTACAGGTGTTTCTTTTACAGTTTCAACTACTGGTGTTTCAACCTTATAAGGTGCTTCCGCAGTTTCTGCTGCCGGCTTAGCGCCAAAAAGTTTTTTAAGTAATCCGAGCATATTATTCTCCTTAGGTTTTTATTTAGCGGTAAATATCCTTACAACACTATTTTAGAGGATTAAAATGGCTTATTCTGACAAAGTTATAGATCATTACGAAAATCCTCGTAATGTCGGTAAACTTGAAATTGACGATACCGTAGGAACAGGTATGGTTGGGGCTCCTGCCTGCGGTGATGTTATGAAATTACAAATAAAGGTGGACAATGCTACAGGTATTATTACAGATGCAAAATTTAAAACGTATGGTTGCGGATCGGCTATCGCAAGCTCGAGTCTCGTCACAGAGTGGGTCAAAGGAAAAACTCTCGAGCAAGCAGGCTCAATCAAAAATTCAGACATCGCAGAAGAACTAGCACTTCCTCCTGTAAAGATCCATTGTTCTATTCTAGCCGAAGATGCTATTAAAGCCGCAATAGAAGATTATAGAAAAAAGAATCAATGATTTATAATTGCGGTCCTGATGCAGATATTAGATCTTTAGAAATATCTCTGCCAACAGAACCAAGTAAAATTGGTGTTTTTGTCAGCGGAGGCATTGACAGTGCTTTACTATATTACCTTTTAAATCTAGAAAACACAGACAAAAAACACCAAATTGTTCCATTTTCTATTATGAGGAAAGAAGGATCTAAGTACTTTTCTCACCTTGTTGTTGCTCATATAAACGAAGAATTAAAATTACCTTTGGTCAAACCTATTATAGTTGGCAGGCCCAATCTTCCAGAAGATCAGCAGGTCAAATCCGGAGTAATGGAAGTATTCCAAAAAGGCTTTGATTTAGTATATGTTGGTGTTATAGAACAGCTACCAATTCATATGGTAGGTTGGCAACCAATCCCTGCTGCGGAGACAGAAAAATTTAAGACGCCGCTGGTAAAATTAAATAAAAGTCATATAATAGACTTAGTTAAAAAATTAAAACAAGAATCTTTATTTGCCATTACACACAGTTGTTCTAGTTTAGAATTGGGCAGATGTAATAATTGTAACGGCTGTAATGAAAGATCTTGGGCATTTAAACAGCTAAATTTAGAAGATCCTGGTAAATTATAACATGAATATAGAACAAACAATCAAAGAAATCATTTCAAAACAATTTAATGTTGACATTAATAAACTCAACGAAAATACTAATTTTAATAAGGACCTAGGTGCAGACAGCTTAGATACTGTAGAAATTGTACTAGCCATTGAAGACAAATTTGGAATTGAAATACTAGACGAAAGCGCCGAAACTATTCTAACTATTGGCGACGTTATTAGATACGTAGAATCTGTAAAAGTTTAATATTTGCCCACAGGCAGTTCAACGCTAGCGGGCATGTCCCAAATCTTTTTACGTTCAACACCCTTGCGTTGAGCAAATCTTTTAGAATCGCAATTTGAGCAACAATGAAAATAGTTATTGCTTAATCTTTTGCTTTGAACCTTCTTTAATTCTCTTTCAAACAACTCGTCACAGTTGTCACAACGGAACACTGCCAGCGTTTTAGTTCTGGTGTAAGTGTGTTCAACTCCAGATTTACTGACCCTAGTATGTTGATTTACTTGAGATTTTGTCTTAAGGAACATTACATATTTACATTAGGCTTATAAAATTTTTAGATAAATACCATAGAAATCCAAATAACCAGGATAAACTATGGCAAGAAAAATTATAGACATTGGTACCGTAGGTAATGATGGTACAGGCGACAGTATTCGCGATTCATTCCGAAAAGTTAATGACAACTTTCGTGAGCTATACAGCTCCCTAGGCTTAGGTGAAAAGCTAACATTTAAGAATCTAGACGATACTCCCAACAGTTATCTAGGACAAGAAAATGCCATTGTTTCCGTTAACAACACAGAAACAGGCTTAGTTTTTAAACAGCTAGTACCAGGATCGGGTATTCAATTAGACTTTACAACTAATTCTAGCGAAATTAGAATCAGTTCTGAATTCTCCGAAGTTGTAGCAGACCCTAGTCCACAACTAGGCGGAGACCTAAGTGCAAGGTCAGGCGGACAACAATACAGAATTAAAGACTTAGGTACTACTGGAATTCCTTTACAGCCAATCTTCCAACACGAAGCTGTAAATAAGGCCTATGCAGACTCTAAAGTAGCTGTAGCAGGTGTTAATGCTATAGATCCTAGAACTAACTTGCCCAACGAAGCATTTGGAAGAATGACTGGTCCGTTGATTCTTTCAAGGGACCCTCAACCAGATGACGACGAAACCTATGATGGATTGATTGCTGCTACAAAAAGATACGTAGATAATTCTGCGTTTGGTAGCTCTGTAAACTTGTATGTTGCTACATCAGGACAAGACGAAAGAGTTGGTGTTAGCAAAGATCTGCAAGGTCGTGCATTAGCCTACGCATATCGAACATTAGAAGCTGCATTAAAACGTGCTGAAGAAATTGTATTAGAGTCAAGATTAGAAATTGGACCTTACAAAAAGGTACTAACTTATAATCAAGGTGCTGCAGAATGTACTTTAGATTTTATTGACGTTGCTCCAGGATCCGGTGCCGGATTTATTGGAACACCGTTGATGAGTGTTGACACAATAACATTAAACAGTGTAGGTGTTAACTATCTTCCCGGAGACATTATTACTCTTTCAGGCGGCACATTTATTGAGCCTGCAAGATACGAAGTTTTGTCAACTGCTACAACACCAGGTGCTGTAGTAACCGTTAGACAATTAAGCTCTGGTGTTTATACAGCATTGCCTGGCAGCACCAGTGTTGCTACAACTACAGACAGTGACTTTGGCGCTGGCGTCACATTTGATGTTACTTACAAAGTTAATAACGTTATTGTAGACAACGGCGGCAGTGGTTATGGATTGGTTTCTGTTAGAATTGTAGGCGGTGGCGGTAGTGGTGCTTTTGGTACTGCTGACGTAAACAGTGGAATTGTACAGAGTATTACTATTACAGATGGTGGTTCCGGCTTTACCAGCATTCCGAACGTTGTTGTTAACCTTCCTAGATTCCTAATTAAAACAGAAGGATTTAGAACTGACTTTACCGGAGACGTTACTACTAATACTCCTGCTGCTATTAGAGGCAGAGATGTTAGAGAAGGTCTATATCTGAGAGGCGAAAGTTCTGGTGCGTTGGCACAGATCTTAGCTCACTCTGGTGCATTAGATTCTGACGGTAATGAAATTTTTGACGTTGACATCAAATACGGCGCTTTTGAAATT